TTTTGCTTGAGTATTCCCTGACAAACAGAAAAAGTTTTGGGAACAAGTTTTTCTTGGATTTCAGGGAAAAAATCACTTGTTCCAACGTAAAAGCGGCTTTTCGTATTTTGCTTGAGTATTCCCTGACAAACAGAAAAAGTTTTGGGAACAAGTTTTTCTTGGATTTCAGGGAAAAAATCACTTGTTCCAACGTAAAAGCGGCTTTTCGTATTTTGCTTGAGTATTCCCTGACGGTCACGTGACAAACAGAAAAAGTTTTGGGAACAAGTTTTTCTTGGATTTTTGGGAAAAATTCACTTGTTCCAACGTCAGTGCGGCTTTTCGTATTTTGCTTGAGTATTCCTTGACAAACAGAAAAAGTTTTGGGAACAAGTTTTTCTTGGATTCCACGGAAAAAATCACTTGTTCCAACTTCCGTGCGGCTTTTCGTATTTTGCTCGAGTATTCCCTGACAAATCACGTGACAAACAGGAAAAGTTTTGGGAAAACACTGTTTTGTGTGTTTGACGTACCGGATTTCCTAAAGTTTGTGAAAACATTGTTTCTTTGTGTGACACACCGGATTTCCTAAAGTTTGTGAAAACATTGTTTCTTTGTGTGACACACTGGATTTCCTAAAGTTTGTGAAAACATTGTTTCTTTGTGTGACACACCGGATTTCAGAGCAAAAAGTGTAAACGTTTTGCAACATTTCCAGAGCAAAAAAGTGTAAACGTTTTGCAACATTTCCAGAGAAAAAAGTGCAAAAAAGTGTAAACGTTTTGCAACATTTCCAGAGCAAAAAGTGTAAACGATTTGCAACATTTCCAGAGCAAAAAGTGTAAACGTTTTGCAATATTTCCAGAGCAAAAAAAAGTGCAAAAAAGTGTAAAGTTTTGCAACATTTCCAGAGCAAAAAGTGTAAAGTTTTGCAACATTTCCAGAGCAAAAAGTGTAAAGTTTTGCAACATTTCCAGAGCAAAAAGTGTAAACGTTTTGCAACATTTCCTTAGCAAAAAAGTGTAAACGTTTTGCTTCAAGTTTCCAACGTTTTCCTCGCCGTTTGCTACGCGTTATCGTTGTTGTCATGACAATTTCTGTGGCTATTTTCCGTAGTGATGACAATTTCTGTAGCTATTTTCCGTAGTCATGACAATTTCTGTGGCTATTTTCCGTAGTCATGACAATTTCTGTGGCTATTTCCCGTTGTCATGACAATTTTTGTTGGGTTTTTGCATTGTCATGACGATTTCGATCCACAACTGCGTATAAAATGGTCCGCATTTTCGCTACCATACTCATAACCATGCCTGCTCCAGTCATTTCTACTCCGCCAGCTGCTTTTATGGCTTCGACTGCTTTAGCTCCTTTTTCGGCTGGAGCCATGATGTCGACGACGACGTTTTCATCGTTGACATCTTGCGATTGCTGTCCTTATTTAAATTCTTTGGGTGAGTTTACTGTTGTTTTGCTGCTATGTTGAACTTTTACTTATCTGTGTGTATCTGTGTGTATGTGTGTGTGTGTAGGGTTTTCGCGATTTCGTTCCCCTTTTTTCAAGTATTTCATGTCGGTGGACAATCGAGCGAAAACCATCGACTCGTCCGCCGCCTCGTGTGGCTTCTATCAATCACATTCTGCTTACGTAGTTTTTAATTGCTTGAAATGTCTCAAATCCCAATTGCAATGTCTCTATATATTTCCCTATAAATCGACGCCCATCTTTTTTAAAGTCTGCAACTGCGGCATGACGGGAATTTCGACGCAGATTGTAGGTGAAATGTTTATGATGGAATCATTCGGTGCCATGTTGCAAGCCACCGTGAAAGACATTTGGATCCAGAAATTATGTATTTACTGTGGCAACGTTGACTCTCATTCGTCGAGTTGTATTTTTTACCAACACGTGCCAGGTAAAAAGTCTCGCTCGACGTGCGTCGTTTGTTTCGAAGCCGCCACCATTCTTTTTCCCTGCAAACATGTCGTTTGTTGTCCCAATTGTGCTCTAAATGTCGACCACTGTCCGCTCTGTCGCCAACCTGCTGATTATTTTAAAATTTTAACTTTTTAGCCTATCCGATGCAGATGAATCATCCGGCGTGGGCCAAATTTGAATTGCGCTTCATCTCTTATAACAGAGATCCCAATTATTTGCATTTAGCTTCTAAAGGCTTTTTTCGTCACGCTTCGTGCAACGAAAACGTTTGCTTTGTCTGCAACTCTATCGATGAACACGCCCTTTTTTGTCCTCTGCACGACCAACGTACGCGAATCTCGGTGAATGACGCCACTCTTTGCGACGAATGTCCCAACACTGCAGACACCGTTCTCCTACCGTGCGGATGTTCGTTTCTCTGCGCCACCTGCGCTTGTCAGTACGGCATCTGCCCTCGCTGCAATACCAATATTACCGCTTTTGTTACGGTTTTTTTGAACGATGAATGAAAATTTTTTTTCTCAATAAACGAGTTGCATCATGAATACTATTTACTGCTTTTCTCTCGATAAAATGTTTGCTTCTTTTTTTAATAATGTCGCTACAGCCATTAACAGTCTAACTAATAAAGATTTTGAGTACTTTTGGAAACGCGGTCTCTATCGCCTAGTTCCTCTCACCAAGGGAGGCTTTGGAGCCATTTACGAATTAGAAATCAACGGTCACAAGGTGGTAGACCGCAAACAAGCTGATGTCATCGTCAAAATGAACAATAACGGTTTCAAACAATCGGCTCTTTTGTTTGAAGGCGTTTGGTTGCTCGACTTTGATTTGGCTGAAATTTATTTTTGCCCATTCATTTCCTATTTGAACAAAATGAAAGTCTGTCCTTTTCTCTGCAACTACATCAGTGCCAACATTGTCGACAAAGATTACGTTCTCTTCATAGAACGCTACTCGTATGAAGTCATGACTTTTTTACCGCATCTCACCGTCGACTACGTCATTCAATTTCTTTTCCAGTTAACCTATTCTTTTTACATTATCAAGCAATATTTGGGAATGGTACACTTTGATGTTCATTTACGTAACGTGATGGTGGCCAAATCGACGTCGTCATTTCTTTTGGCCGACGCCAATAAAAAACGAGGCATTTATCTGCCTCACATGGCATATGAAGCGAGGTTGATCGACTTTGGATTTTGCACCATGGATTTGCGACACAGTATCGATCCTCATTTGAGAGGCGATTTCCAGTGTGCGCCGCACAATTTCAGTCGAACACCAGCCATATCGGAACTCTTCAAGACAACTAGAGACACTCGCTCTAAACTGCTCACTGTAGAAATACAATATTTCTGTTTACATCTCTATCAGATTATCGCTCGTCAAGCACCTCAGCATCCCATTTTAAAAGCCATTCAACAATTTTGCGATTGCATGTACGACCAGGTGGTCGATTTGACTCAACCCGCTCTCCAACGCGATCGTTTCATTTTGCCGCAACACGACGTCGGTGTCGTCTGCGCGGCCATACGTAAACCCAGCGATCTCATTGTCGGGCTCGAACGCTATTGTCATTTGTACGGCAGTGTCATTTACGACAAGGAAAGCGATCTTCAAATATCGACGCCTTTCAAAAACACGACCGTTGTCAAGGAAAATGCCAAACTCGTTTTGAACGTCAACAAATTGCACGTCTATAAAAACTATCAAAATTTTATAAAAACATCCATACCGGATATTCGCTGGTTTGAATCCACTTTTACCGTCATAGAAAACACTTATGGTCACGTTTACAAATTTCCCATCAATTGTTGGGTCGATAAAATCTCTAGCGACCGTTCGCCTTACAACGCCATTTCCATCTTCAGAAAAGATGTACCCTACAATATTCGTAATGCTTATTTGACGCATCACGGTGCTCGCGTCACGTTTCACGTCAATCGGCGTACGGAAGACTTTTCAAACTCGTTTTACGCAGGTAAATTTCTCTTCATCAAAGGTACACTGTACGCTTGCGAACATTTGCCTCCGCTCATGTTTGGTCTTTCTGATGATTACTTTTGTATTTTCAGTTTCAAATCGGACAAGTGTAAATACGTCGAGAAAATTATCCAACTTCATCACCTCAACTATCTTATCGATGCTTCCAATGCGTGCGGTTTTCACTATCAAGGAGATCCTATTTACGGACACATGACCACGAAAAAACCTCTATTTTATATTTCGATTAATAATGAATAGAGTTTCATAAAAAAATTATTTCTATGAAACTGTTTTAGTCGGATTGTCTCATTACCATTAAATTAATTGTATATATCAATAAATGAATGAAACGGCTAAATTAGCTCTCTTTGTGGCTTTGGTTATGTTGGTATTATCTGGGGCTATTTACACTAGCGCCTACTTTAAAAAGACTGGTCCCGAAGGTCAAATGTTGAGTTTAGTTCCCGATCGGGTCGTCGTCACCGATCCCGTGACTGGTGCTCTCATTTCGTCGTCGGTGAAAACCAAAGAACTCGCCGAATGTTGCCCTCAAAAAATCATCAATGACACGACGGCTAGTTTGACCAACACGTTCAGCAGTAGTTTTACCGACAAGAATTTTCTGCGACGAACTAAATTGGAACCGGGCGCCATTTTAGTCGCCGATGCCGTCGGCAACGTTTCCAGTTCACAAATCGGTATTCCTTTCATCACGTCGTGTTGCGAAAGTATTAAAGCGTTAATCGACGACGTTCAGCCTAAATCCGATGGTCTTTACAGCAGTTTGAAAACGGATGCCACGTACGTTAAAAAACCGGAAACAAGTGTCACCCAACGACCAGTCACGTACAACGCCTATACTGGCGCACTGGAAATGGTGACATTGCCGGCCAATAGTATTTTATCGACCGATACCAACGGCGATATCGTTACCACACCCTACAGTTTGCCTTCGTGTTGCGATAAAATCAAGGACACGATCGTCGACTACACTACCACGTTCAGTTCCAATTATATTGATACCAATTACCAACGACGAGCTGTCGCCGGTTCTCAACATTTACTCATGATGGACGACTACGGAAATTTAGTCGACAGCGGACTGACGCCCACTATCGTCAATGCGTGCTGCGAAACGGCTCGCAACGCTTTGTCGCCGAGCAATATTATTGACGGCGGTGGCAACGCGTTGTACAGCGCTCCCAAGATAGACGCCACGTTTCAAAAGAAAACCACGGCTCCGGCTAACGCTCTCCTCATGCCCGATGCCAACGGCAATCTGGTTGACAGTGGATTGACGCCGGCGGCTATTCAAGCGTGTTGCACGCAAGCTGCCAACGCCGCTTCTGACTCGCTACTCAAATCAGATATCGTCGACACGTCCCTCTCGGCGACTAAATTGTATTCGTCTCTGAAAATTGACGACACGTTCCAGAAGAAAGCTATCGCTCCTGCCAATGCTATCGTCGTCGTCGACGCTAAAGGCGATCTCGTCGACAGCGGGTTCACTCCACAATTTCTTCAAAATTGTTGCGCTCAAGCCGCTACCGGTTCAGCCAATGGACTCATGAAATCAGATATCGTCGACACGTCCACGGCCACCGACAAATTGTATTCGTCCAGCAAAATCGATGCCACGTATACCAAAAAGACGACAGCGCCAGCCAACTCGCTACTCATGCCCGACGCCAACGGTAATCTGGTCGACAGCGGTCTCACGCCTTTGGCTATTACCACGTGTTGCACGGCCGCTATAACAGCCGCCAATGAATCGTTGAAAATTGTCGATATCGTCGACACGTCTACGGCTACCGATAAACTTTATAGTTCTTCGAAAATTGACATGACGTATCAAAAGAAAACCACCGCTCCAGCCAATGCTTTACTCATGCCCGACGCCAACGGTAATTTGGTGGACAGTGGACTGACGCCTAGTGCCATACAAGCGTGTTGCACGCAAGCCGTTGGCGCTGCTACCAATTCCTTATTGAAAACAGATATTGTCGACACATCGACATCTACCGATAAACTTTACAGTTCTTCCAAAATCGACATGACGTATCAAAAGAAAACGACAGCACCAGCCAATTCGCTTCTCATGCCCGATGCCAACGGCAATCTAGTGGACAGTGGCCTAACTCCTACCGCCATCCAAGCGTGCTGCACGCAAGCTGTTAATGCTGCTACCAATTCCTTATTGAAAACCGATATTGTCGACACGTCGACATCTACCGATAAACTCTACAGTTCTTCTAAAATAGATGCTACGTTTACCAAAAAGACGACGGCGCCAGCCAATGTGTTACTCATGCCAGATGCCAATGGTAATCTGGTCGACAGCGGCATTACGCCGGCTTTCATCAGTGCTTGTTGCCAAGAAACGGCTGACGCTAAAATTGGCGTTTCCAATGCTTTGATGAAAAGCGATATCGTCGACACTTCCACTTCGGCTACTAAACTCTATTCGTCAAGTAAAATCGATGCCACCTATCAAAAGAAAACGACCGCTCCAGCCAATTCGTTGCTCATGCCCGACGTCAATGGAAATTTAGTCGACAGTGGCCTCACTCCTACAGCCATCCAAGCGTGCTGCACGCAAGCTGTCGGTGCCGCCACCAATTCCTTACTGAAAACCGATATTGTTGATACATCGACATCTACTGACAAACTTTACAGTTCGTCCAAAATCGATGCTACGTATAGCAAAAAAACGACAGCGCCGGCCAACTCGCTTTTGATGCCTGACGCCAGCGGCAACCTAGTGGACAGCGGATTGACACCAGCCGGTATTCAAGCGTGTTGCACGCAAGCTGTCAATGCCGCCACCAATTCCTTATTGAAAACCGATATTATTGACACGTCGACATCTACCGATAAACTCTACAGTTCATCCAAAATCGATGCGACGTATCAAAAGAAAACCACGGCGCCGGCCAATACGTTACTCATGCCCGACTCTAACGGTAACTTGGTCGACAGCGGCATCACTCCGGCTTTCATTAGCGCCTGCTGCCAACAAACCACCAACGCTACTACCGCTGTGGCCAACGCTTTATTGAAAAGTGATATCGTCGACACGTCCACTTCGGCTACCAAACTTTATAGTTCTTCTAAAATCGATGCCACGTATCAAAAGAAAACCACGGCGCCAGCCAACGCAATCTTGGTTCCCGATGCCAACGGCAACCTAGTCGACAGTGGACTGACACCGACAGCCATCCAAGCGTGCTGCACGCAAGCTGTCAGTGCCGCCACCAATTCCCTACTTAAAACCGATATTGTCGACACGTCCACGGCCACTGACAAACTCTACAGTTCGGCTAAAATCGATGCGACGTATACCAAAAAGACGACAGCGCCAGCCAACTCGCTGCTCATGCCCGACGCCAACGGTAACCTAGTGGACAGTGGACTGACACCGACAGCCATCCAAGCTTGTTGCACGCAGGCAGTCAGTGCCTCTACCAATTCCTTATTGAAAACCGACATTGTCGATACGTCCACATCGACTACCAAACTTTATTCGTCGAGTAAAATCGATGCTACTTATGCCAAAAAGACGACCGCGCCAGCCAACTCGCTTTTGATGCCTGACGCCAGCGGCAATCTAGTGGACAGCGGGCTGACACCAGCCGGTATTCAAGCGTGTTGCACGCAAGCTGCCAGTGCTGCCGCTAATTCGCTTTTGAAAACAGATATCATCGACACGTCCACTTCCACGACGAAACTCTATTCGTCAAGCAAAATCGATGCCACGTATCAAAAGAAAACGACAGCTCCGGCTAATGCTTTGCTCATGCCCGATGCCAATGGTAATTTAGTCGACAGCGGCATCACGCCGGCATTCATTAGCGCCTGCTGCCAACAAACCAGCAACGCCACTACAGCTGTAGCCAATGCCTTATTAAAAAGTGATATCGTCGACACGACAACGTCCACTAGCAAACTTTATAGTTCTTCCAAAATCGATGCCACCTTTCAAAAAAAGACGACAGCGCCGGCCAACGCAATCTTGGTTCCCGATGCCAGCGGCAACCTAGTGGACAGCGGATTGACACCAGCCGGTATTCAAGCGTGTTGCACGCAAGCTGCCAGTGCTGCCACCAATTCCTTATTGAAAACCGATATTGTCGACACGTCCATTTCGGCTACTAAATTGTACAGTTCATCCAAAATCGATGCCACGTATCAAAAGAAAACGACAGCACCGGTCAATGCTTTGCTGATGCCCGACGCTAGCGGTAATTTAGTCGACAGCGGACTGACACCCACAGCCATCCAAGCGTGCTGCACGCAAGCTGTCAGTGCCGCCACCAATTCCCTATTGAAAACCGATATTGTCGACACGTCCACATCAGCGACGAAACTCTATTCGTCGAGCAAAATCGATGCCACCTATCAAAAGAAAACTACCGCGCCAGCCAATGCTTTGCTCATGCCTGACGCTAGCGGCAACCTAGTGGACAGCGGCTTAACACCGACGTTCATCAACGCGTGTTGCACACAAGCTTCCAACGCGTTGACGGCCAGCACAAACGCTCTAGTGAAAACGGATATCGTCGACACTTCGACATCGGCTACTAAATTGTACAGTTCAACCAAAATCGATGCCACCTATCAAAAGAAAACGACAGCTCCTGCTAATTCTATTCTCATGCCGGACGCTAGCGGAAATTTAGTCGACAGTGGCTTGACGAAAACATCTATCGAAGCGTGCTGCACGCAAGCCGCTAATGCCGCTACCAATTCCCTATTGAAAACCGATATCGTCGACACTTCGACATCGGCTACCAAACTCTATTCGTCGAGCAAAATCGATGCCACCTATCAAAAGAAAACCACCGCGCCAGCCAATGCTTTGCTCATGCCTGACGCCAACGGCAACCTAGTGGACAGCGGCTTGACACCGACGTTCATCAACGCGTGTTGCACGCAAGCTTCCAACGCTCTAGCTACAAGCAATAACTCTTTACTAAAAACCGATATTGTCGACACGTCCACATCCGCTACGAAACTGTATTCGTCTAGCAAAATAGATGCCACGTATCAAAAGAAAACTACGGCTCCCGCTAATGCTATTCTAACGCCAGACGCTAGCGGTAATCTAGTAGATAGTGGTTTGACGAAAACATCTATAGAGGCGTGTTGCGCTCAGGCCGCCAATGCCGCCACCAACTCTTTGTTGAAAACGGATATCGTCGACACGTCCACGTCAGCCACGAAATTGTATTCGTCCAGCAAGATCGATGCCACTTTCCAGAAAAAGACGACGGCTCCGGCCAAAGCTCTGCTGATGCCCGATGCTAGCGGTAATTTAGTCGACAGCGGTTTGACTCCCACGTTTATCAACGCGTGCTGCACGCAAGCTTCCAACGCTCTCGCTGCTAGCAATAATTCGTTGTTGAAAACGGATATCGTCGACACGTCCACTTCTGCCACGAAATTGTATTCGTCCAGCAAAATCGATGCGACCTATCAGAAAAAGACGACGGCGCCGGCTAACGCTCTGCTGATGCCCGATGCTAGCGGTAATTTAGTCGACAGCGGCTTGACTCCCACATTTATCAACGCGTGCTGCACGCAAGCTTCCAATGCTCTCGCCGCCACCAACAACGTCCTCTTGAAATCCGATATTAAAGATTCCGGCTTATTGGGTGCTCCGTCTACCACTTCATTGTGGTCATCTAGTAAAATAGATTCGACTTTTCAAAAGAAATCGACGGCTCCGGCTAATACGTTGTTGATGTTGGATGCTAATGGTAATTTAGTGGGTGCCGGTTTCACTTCCGCTCAGCTTGAAACGTGCTGTTCGACTTCCAATCAAAGCGCGACTTCAACCAGTTTGTTGTATCTCCAGTACACCAACGTGTTTGCTTATTTTAATGCTGTAGCCAATACGTGGACTTTGGCGTCGTACTTTACCAAACGTTACGACACTACCGGCGGCTGGTATGCTAGTGGAAAATTTCAACCTAAAAAAGCCGGCGTGTGGTCGATTCGCGCGACTGCTTGGGCTCCTCGAACATTGGGCGGTAATCGTATTCATTTTTGTTTGGCTCAAAATGCGGCCATGAATCCCTTGTGGCAAGACGTCAATTCGTGGAATAATTCCACGCAAAGTAATTTGACAACATTTACGGCTAAAGTCGACGCTATTTTTGTTTTGAATGGATCCACCGATTACGTGTCGGCGTATTTTATGACCAATTCGTTGCCGCAGGATTTCGACGTTTTGGAAAATTGCAACATGTTTCAAGCCTACTATTTAGGTGGCGCTTAGATTCAAATCACTTTCTGAGAGATTCGAATCTTTATTCTATCGAAGGAAACGACGTCAATTCACTCGTGGTCAAACTTGTACTACTACTGCTACTGCCATTATTTCTGACTCGTTGAATGATTGTTCCCAGTAATCCGCCGATAATCATAGTGATTCCTACGTAGAGCAACCATTGGTATCTATCGGTAGTTTTAACAGCGGTAACGTCAACGGCGGCCAATTGAACGACTCCTTGCGGGTAAAACTGAAATTTACATCCGTCGCCGCTCTTGTAGAAAGTGATTTCGGGCACTTGTTTGGCGACGGTGCCACCCGTTTCCGTCAGACGAGCGTCGACGACGCGACACGATGACGATTTCAGGCACGCATCCATGGCTTGCCGAACGATAGTCGTCCTTGGAACGCTACCGTCCACATTACCGGTACAGGTGTCTCTGAACGGTCGCGTGTAATTGGACGATTTCATGTACGTTTTTCCTAGGGTAAAGTACAAGGCAAAAAACACGCCTCCGATGGCGATCATGAGAGGAAAAACGAAACGCAAAGCGTTGGACGTGACTCGCGCCGCGACCAGCACGGGCACGAGCACGAAAGCCAAAACGGCCGCCGCTAACCAGGCCAAATTGAAACCTTCCAATTTCGATTCGGCTTCCTGATTCAATCGTTGTTGCACGTCGTCGATGGCTTTCACGCCGAGCACGCTTTTCAGCGCGCACTTGTCGAATATTTCGCTCATCTGACTCAGAACGTTGTTGGTAATGTTGACGCTACCTTTGACGTTCTTGATGGTGATGCTTTGCACGTTGTTGGCGTTCAACACGCACGATTGACGGATAGCGTTGTTGATGGTCGTTTGGCTTTTCACGATAGATTCTGCCGTATTCTTGGCATCGTCAAAAGTAAAAAAATTCAATCCGCTCACCAACGATTTCGCCAATTGATCGAGTTGCACGCCGATTCTTTTTTGCGAATCGACATTACTGATGCTGTCCATCAATACCGTCATGTTGACTTTGGCCGTTTGCGTGATGGTGTTGCCGCTAATGTTGACATCGCCACCGCTACCGTCGACGCTGATGATTTGCGTGTTACTCGTACTAATGGTGCTCGTCTGTACCGTTTCAGCGGCTATTTTCGAATAGATATCTACGACTGCTTTAGCTACGTTAGTCGATTTAGCATTTCCCATTTATTATGCTTCTTTTACAACAAGGAAAATATTTTTTCTAATGTCAATGGATTCAAGAAATTTTCATAGTGATCCATGCACGTTTTCCAATTGTTCGGTCCGCATCCGGTGGCTTTGAATTGATCCGTCTTGTCCTGGCGCACGCGGTAACCGTACCACGCTCCGACTTTATCGGTTGACGCCGCGTCTTGATTGGCATCTTCCTTCCAGTGGCACTCGACGACGCAATCCGTTTCCTCGCCACGATACTCGCTGCACGGTGTGAATTCGACCAGAAAATAATTGGCGTCTGTATCGGGAGGCGTGTCGTTCAATTCGTCGTACTGCGCTCGAGCAATGAGGCACCAACATTTGCCGTCTTTGATGTAGAAATCGACCGTGTCGTTGGACTTTTTGTATTTGTACACGGGACTTTTGCCGTGAACTCGCGTTAAAATGAAGCCCTCATCGACGCTATCGTAATGATCTCGAATGTAATTGAACGGGTACGACGTAAAGACGCAATTGTTGAGAAATAGGATCTTGTTGTCGACCAATTTTTTCAGGGAATCGTGTCGTTTCGTGTAATCCACTCGAAAACTGTTGGTCTCAAACAGATAAATAACGTCGTCTTTGTTTTCGTCGCCTTTGATGTATTCGCCGTAGGCCACGAATTCCATGTGAGGAAACGTCGGCACTTGGCACACTCTCTTTTCGTTGATGTCGTACGCGTATCCGTCTCCGTTGATGGCCACCAGTTCTCCATCACGTTTCTTGGTCACGCCGTACAAACCGTGAATGGTCGGTACCGTAGCGGCAGTCAATGAGAAGGGTTTCTTGAAGAAGCGAAACAACATTGTGTGCAGTGTGTTCAGAGGATACTGTTAAACTTCCAACCTAGCGATTTAAAGATAGTTTTGCAAATTTTATCTGTCAATAGTTTTCTTTCATTGGATTTTATCAACATGAAATGATCAGCGTGAACGTTGATATTGTGATGCTTTAGTAGTAAAAATAAGATGTATTGTGTATTAAAATTTTTCTTATTCAATTCCTTGAAATTCTTCAACTCCATATTGATGATGTCAAATTCTTGCAAGAGCTGCTCTTCAATGAAGGAAATGTCGCACGGAGGTTGACCCGTAATCAAATGGTGAATCAACACGTAGTCGTCATAGTACTTACTGTAGCCTAAATTTTTCATAATCATACACACGTGACTGAGACTGATGGTCGTCAACCGATAGTCGCTCAAATGGTTACTAATATTTTCTAAAATAGTTGGAGGTATAGTGTTCTTTTGTTTACCCTGAAAACGTATCATGCAGTCGCGAAAATGTTGGTTTCGATCGTAAATGTATTTGGGATTGACGCGCGTCGTGTCCGTATTGCTCGACTGTATAAAGTAGACTTTCTCCGATTTGCACGTGTAGCAAATGTTGACTGTTTCGTCGAAAAAGTAGCCGAGAGTCGAACCGCAATACTGGCACGTGTTCGGATCGTCTTTTTGCTGATCGACCACTTTGACGTTGTAGTAGTACTTTTTGTAGCAATCAAAAATTTCCCAAAAATTTTTCACCACGTACGTTTTACGCGCGTGATGCTGCTGCTTGGTGCCGTCCTCTTTCTGGAAGAACGTGTTCACCGTCGGCATTTGCATCAGCTGCACGTACTCTTTGAGAATCGAACGAATTTCTACGAAATAGAAACGAATAAAATTAATATTTTTAATGGTGGTACGAATCTCGTCCAGATCGTCAATCAAGTGACTGCGAACGCGTTCCGAGAGCCACGGTTGCGACAGGTAGTCGCACACTTGTTGTTCGCGAGTCGTCAACCCTTCTAGCTGACTAATTTCCTCCTTAAAATGTGTTTCTATTTGTTTGTGAAATTCCAAGATATTATCCATCTTTACATCTAAACTAGGAATTTTTAATCAACAAAAATCTATTCTGGCGTTATAATAAATATATTATCAAAAAATGGCGCAATCGAATATCACTTCAGGATTTATTGATATTGCAACATTGGATGAGATCGAAAAGTACATGTACTCGGGACCCGATGCCATCGTTTACTTTGTCCGCTCCACCTTGAAATCGACTTGGTTCACTCAGATTCCCGTATTGTTGTCGCGCAACAACGGCAATGCCGGTTTCGGGCAAGAGTGGAGTGTCAGCGTCAGTCGCGCCGGTGACTACCTCATTCACGTGTGGCTTCGCGTCGTCGTTCCCGCCGTCACTCTCAAAATTACCAATAGCTTTGCCGCCAACGGTCGCCTTCGTTGGACCAAAAATTTCATGCACAATCTCATTCGAGAGACGAGCATTTCTTTCAACGATTTGTTTGCTCACACCATCCACAATTATCATTTGGATGCCTATTCTCAGTTCACTGTCGAAGCTAGTAAACGCGCCGCTTACGATCAAATGATTGGCAACATTGGCGACATGATCGATCCTCACGGTCCAGGAGACACTATTCCTAGTCAAACGCTCAATCTCGTTTTACCCTTCTTTTTCACTCGCGATGTTGGCGTCTCTCTACCCACCGCTGCCATCCCTTACAACGAGATGCACATTAATTTCCAGTTCCGCGACTGGAAAGAATTGCTCATTTTGGACAATGCAGCCGCCGCCGGAGCTCAAGTCAACGTGCCTGTTGTCGGTGTCGATATCGATGCCGCTCCCGTCTTGGAAAGCGTTCAAGTATGGGCCAACTACGCCATCGTCAGCAACAAGGAACGTATTCTGATGGGTAAATCTCAACGTACCATTTTGATTGAACAAGTTCAAATCGCTCCTCGTCAATCGTTCAATCCCAAAGCCAATCCAGTTCCTAGCTACGACGTTCGTTTCAATCACGCCGTCAAAGCCCTCTTTTTCCAGGTTCGCAATTCCACATTTGCCAATCAGTGGTCCAATTACACGACTGCCTCTCCCGTCGTCACTCCAACTACTACAGCTATCGATTACGAAAGCCGCTACGCTCGCGATCCCATCAAGCACACGACGCTCATCTACGAGAATTCCAATCGTTTTTCCAACATGGGTAGCGATTATTTCAGTCTAGTCAATCCCTACTATCACGCTCCAGCTTGTCCCACCGACACTGGCTACCATTTGTATTCGTATTCGTTGAAATTCAACGATCTCGATCCCATGGGCAGTACCAATTACGGTAAATTGTCCAACGTCAGCTTGGTGCCAGCTGCTAGCGATGACGCCATCATAGCCAGTAACGGCACAGGCCCCGTCTTGTCGGGCACCAATTTCGGTCAGACGTTCGAATTTATAGTCACCGTCATCGTCAACAATATTATCCGCATTGCCGGCGGTACAATGGGTTTCCCTGTTTTGTAAATTGAGAGTTTAAAAAGTGAGCTTGTACTAAGAAATTATTATATTATTATAATGAGTCTAAGATTGAAAAAAGAAAGATGGCAACCGGACCCGTTTGTGCCGCCTTTGACGTTGGAAGAAACGCGAGCCGCTTGCGCCGCATTGCACATTGTCGACTACCCGCAGGTGGAACGCGCCGTTCAAGATCCACCCATCGAAGGTCAAAAGTATGCTCTTTTTAGTTTTTTCCCAGCCGCTCCCGGCGGCATCAACAAGTACAACGTGTTGGCTTTCGCCAAAATTAGAGGCGTCTACGCCACCGAAGAAGAAGCGGCTACGGCTGCCAGAAAAATCATCAGAAAAACAGACAGTTGCAACAAGATTCACACCGTCGTCGTCGGTCGTCCTTTCCCCATCTGTGAAGCCATCATGGGTAAAGTCGTCGATAAGGTTGTTCTCGATGACGACTATCAACAGGCCGAAAAAGAGATGCGAAAACGCGCCGAGGCCAGCGAACAGGACACGACTCGAGAACTTCAAGATCGAACCAAAGCGCTACTGGACGACGTTGACGAAACCAAAGCCAAAGATCCCGTTGAAACGTACATTGTCAAACGCAACAAAATGGCCACCATCGCCGCTCTGTACACTCAACACTTGGAGCAAATCGAAAAATTTAAAACGATCATGATTAAAACTCATGGTGAAATTATCGAGTTGGAAACGCCTGAAATTCTCGCTTGCTACCAACAAGTTTACGACGCCAAATGTCAAGAATCAGGCATTGTCCCCGACGCCGTTATACAATCCTATTTTAAAACGATACCATCCTTTGATTTTTTAAATAATAAATGTTAGAAAGAAGTCAAATCATCGCCATAATAATAATTATGATTGTGACTCCTTGGCTCATGTGGATGACGATCCCTTTTGGTAGAGATGGCGGCAGTAGTCCGTCTCCAGGTGGTGGTGGTGGTGGCGGCGGAAGTCCTACTCCCGGTGGTGGTGGTGGTGGTGGCGGGGGTACCACTCCTCCGAAACCGGGTCCGACCCCGAACGGCGCGTTCCCCACGTCGCAAGAAATCATGTTTAAATCCAAAGAGGAATGTCAGACGAAAGGCGGTGTCTTGAACTGGGTCGGCGATTCGGTTTTGTTGACGTGCAACAATATCGTCCGTTTTGGACAGCCCGAATCGCCCATTTTCAATGAATTGGATCAAGTCAAAGCGGCTATCGCTTCGGGCGCTTTGAAACCGGCTACGGAAAAAGATCGATTGGTCGAATACTTTAAACTCGTCTATCCCAATTCACCGGCGACATCGTGGTCGTCGATGAGCGAAGCCGATCTCGTCGGTCGCTACCAAAAATTGGAAATCTACTACAAAATGCCTCCGGAAATTCAACCAGCCACGCCCATTACACCTCGTCGCGATGTGACGAATCAGTTTTTCCGCGTACCCAACGGCGTGACTCTCGATCAAGACGCCAATGTTTTGGGTCAAGTTGGACCCTATTTGGAAGTCATTCGTTTCGGACCCATGTACTCGTTTTTCGCCGACCCGACTCTTTTTGTCGGCACCTATTACTATCCCGTTCGCGGTTCGGGACTCTACTTGCCGTTGGGTAAAACCTTGGTGGCCTACAACAAAGTGCACGCCATGAAACTGTTGGGTGCCGCCAACGACCAAATCGTTTTGTACGGCGGTCGTGATTTCCAGTCGTTTTTGCGTCGCGATTCGGAATCGGCTGAATTTACAGCCGATGCTTTTGTCAGCGTGTGCGCCGTCAACAAACGAGCGACCAGCAACAATCCCGGTTGCGATAAAATCTTCAACTATTTTGCCAACACTATTCGCTACAAAGCCAAAGCTCTCGATCGACTCGTCGGCGAAATGGCCGCCGGTAAATCTCTGAGGTACGACACTCGAGCCGTCAACGGTGTCACTAAAAAGACGTTGGTCTACTACGGTTGCGGCGACACGGGCGATAAATTTCTGGCTCAATTGGCTCGCAATCGCGGCTACAATACGTTGCAATTTTTGCGCGAAGCTCAAATGGAATTGGACGGAGACGCCATCGTCGGCTATGAACTGTTGCATCTCGTCGAAAATGCCTACAGTCAAACGGCCCTCATGCGACTCGATCCCATGCGTATGCCATTGTACATGCCCGAGGGAACGACTCCGGCCATTCCACCAAACTATCTATTGACTAAAGATGTTATGAGCGTCGACGTGAAGGCCGTCATCAATTCAGAATTTAAACCGTTTAATCAAAAAGTCTTTGACATTGATCTCATTGTACAAGAACGAAATTCGAGAGCTCCAGCACCTCCGCCAAATCCAAATCCAGCACCTCCGCCAAATCCAAATCCAGCACCTCCGCCAAATCCAAATCCAGCTCCAGCTCCAGCTCCAGCTCCAAATCCAGCTCCAGTAGTCGTGGGCGCTTCTTGGGGTCGTCGTTATTAAAAAATTTCAAAAATATATAATGTGTTTTTGAAATTTAATCCGAAGAGTCTTCCGTATCCGAAGCCAAAACGCTAGTGATTTTACTAAACATCAGAGGAATGTCTCGCATGCCGTCGTCGGTCACGGTTGTCGACGACGTCGTGATGGTGGTCGAGGCGGCGGTCGTCGATCGTTGCTCTTTCAATTTCTTTTGGTGTTTGCTGCATTTCGTCGTGTTTCCGGAATTCTTTTGACCGCACTGTTGCCCGATACGTTGACCTTTGGTGAACGTGTGAGTGCACTTGTTGTCGTCGTTGACTAAAGTCGCTACAGTATCAGGGTCACTGCCATTCCACAACGTTCGCAGTTCCAATTCGTTCAGAGAATACCTGACAGATATTCTATCTATAAATGCGTCCACTGTATTTTGTTGTGCTTTAACCAAGTCATTGAGTAGTTCTAAAATGGTACTGACTAAATTTTCCGACATGGTGAACGTTTGATGCAACTTTCAAAACACGAGCGTTCGTCACCGTTTCAATTCCACGACTACTTGGCATTGTCAGCAACACAGCTTAAATAACCCACAATGGGTTTCTTTTTAGTTCCATGCGCTGGGCATCGTTTCAATGTCGAGACTGATTTACCTTTTTTTATTTCAGGTAAATGTAGAATAAATTATGAACAATTATCTGACGTATTCTCAGCTTCAGGGAAATCAACCTCTGAACAATAAAAGTATGGATAAAACCTCTCATTACGAAAAAGAAAAACCACCTCGTGACTACCCGCACGCTCACGGTCAACCGTTGACGCAAATGCCCCAGTTTTCCGATGTTCTCGCCCACTCACCGGCCAGACAATCGCATTCCATCATGGCGAAAGAAGTAGTTCCTCTGCATCCCGCTCATCCTGCAGCGCAACCCGTCAAACACACGGCCGTCGATAAAATCGTGCGGCAACATCGCAGCGACAACGACCACGGCGGCGAAGATTGTCCCATTTTCAGTCTCTACAAAACCGATTTGCAATTCAACAAGTACATTGCCGCCACGGTCGCTGCTGCTGCTCATCAAAATGTCTTTCCCGTCGAATTCGATTGGCGTCATCACGTGTCTCTTCCCGTCGCCCGTCATCAGGGAACGTGTGCCAACAATTTCGCCGTCACCGTCGTCTCGACTCTGCAAGATCGACGCATCGTTCACGGCGAACCCGCGTTCGACTACACACCTTGCATGAAATGTCACTCGGCCGAAGGTAATGCCGCGCAACTTGTCAGTCAATTGTCGTCGTCGACCACGCCGCGTTGCTCGTGTCTCTCTAAAATTCAAGCCACCGTCGACAATGTGCGCTGGCTGACGGACATTGACGCCATCAAACAAGCGATCGTCACTCAAGGACCCGTCATAGCCGGTATGTTGGTCTACTCCAATTTCTTGTCGGGTCATTTCGGTGAACACGGCATCTATCTCGATCGTGTCGTCACTCATCATCCGCACACCAAATTCGCGTCTCCCGCGTCTCTCGTCGGCGCCATCACGGTCGTCATCGTCGGTTGGGGTGTCGCCGCCGACGTGCAAACCAGTTCTTTCACCTACGAATCGGTTCCCTACTGGATTTGTCGCAACACTTGGGGCCCGCAATGGGGACCGAACGATGGCTACTTTAAAATCGCGACGCATCGTCACAATAAACATGTGCAACTCGAACGACCCTTTCATTACAAGCAAGCCCAGTGCGGTGGAGTGATCACGTTCGATTTACGTCCCCTAGCCAAAGAGTCGGCTTGGTCCACTTACGGCATTCCTATAGCTGTCGCCGTCCTACTTGTCGTAATGCTTTACGGAGTTAAATTGAAACTTAAAAGCGTGCGCAGAAGGTAAAAACGAAAACGAAATGTTTTGTCTATTTGAAAATTATTTATCGTCAAAAGATCGAGACGTTCAACCAGTCGACCATGTCGACGTTGAATGTCAGCACGTCTACTTTGAAAATAATGACGGGACATTTTGCAATCGTTGTCGTCAACAAATGACGTGTCAAAACACCAACCAGGACCAAATTCAACAAAAGGCCAACATTGGCATTCGTAAAGAAATGGAATTTTTAAATCTCAGTCCGGAAATTGTCGAAATGACCAACAAGTACTTTATCATGGCCTGTAATCAACGTATTCATCGCGGAAACTACCGAAAAGCCATCATTTGCGCGTCGCTCTTTCACGTCTTGATGCTGAAAAAATGTCCTCAAAGTTACGACACGGTCATCAGGTGGTTTGGCTTGACCAATCATTTCGCCAATAAAGGCTTCAATTTAGTCAAACTAAAAATACCCGAATTGTGCTACCTGCGCGAGTCGTACTCGGACACGGCCGACATGATTTTCAAACACATCGGTCTCGAAAGGGACGAGACCTTTTTGAAATTCATCAATCGTCCCGATATTATGGCTTTTATTCGTACGAAAATCAATCGACGCATGTACATGATTGTCGCCGCTTTTGTTTTCATTTACATTCGCCGGCAATACAATCCCTCTATTGTTCTCGTGGATTTCTGTACCAAATTGGAATTGTCACCCACCGTTGTCGAACGCATTCTGAAATCTATTCCCCAAGAAATACATTTCTAAAAAAGTGTGAAAATTTTTTAGAAATATTTGATTTCATCTACATAAAGCTATTTGAGAGAGACTGCGCGCGCTCATCATGTCTCAAGCCAGGTACGATCAATGTGAACGCTTGTTGCGCACAGACGTTCACAAATTTGCTCTCGCTCTCATGGTGGACTACTCGTTTCAAAATACCATCGACTGGCCGAATCTTTTTAAACAGCTACCGCTTCACATCTCGTTCCCCGTGCACGTGCCCGAAAGCTTTAAATTGAAACTCGTCGAATCGCTGGTTGATTGGAAAAAAATGAGCCGCGAACCCGAACTCGCCACCGATATCATCGATATTTACGGTCACCGGTTGGACTGGTCGCTCATTTTACAGCATCGTTGCATCCCTCTACCCGCCGCCATCGTCGCCAAATATCAATCTAAATTCGATCGAGCCATTTGTCAGCTGTTGAACGATATTATTTAGAGATTTCCTACCACATCTTGACTCTCTTCAATCACGTATCCATATTTCTCTTTCAAAAGATCTGGATTCGTTTCTTTGACGGCCTTCCATCTTTTGCCTAGCTCTCGTCTGACGTCGGACGCGTTCATGTCGGGATGATCCTTTTTGATGGCGCGTCGTTCGTCGGTACAAAACAAATTATAAATACTCGGTCGGGCGTTCTTTTTCGGTCGCACTTTACTCTCCAAATACTTGTTGTAGCGCTCCCTGTCGACCATAGCCTTGTCGATAAACGGTTGTTTCTCCTGGTCGCTCAAATTGCGCCACGACTCTCCGAAAAGAATCATGACCTTGTTGGGTTTGATGCCGGGATTGGTTTCCAAAATCTCGCGACGTTTCGACTCGCAAAAAAAGAGGTAAGCGCTAATGTTTCGCTGAGGTCCCTGGACGACTTCTCTCTGTTTCAAGCCCAACATCAATCCCACGCGTTTCTGAGTCTCGCCGCTGTGCCATTTCTCGATCAGGTCCACGTTGCCAAACAAAAAGTCGTCCGACATGAATTGATTGATAGCATTAAGGATGGATAATTTGGATTTCGAAATCATGGTAATGGTTTTCTTAATGATGGACTACTTTTAACTAAATTAAACTGTGAGGAGAGAATAAAAAATCATGTTGACACCGGCTATTTGTCAAGATTTGGTAATGAAAACGAGTGACGCGTGCGGGTGCGGTCCCTTGGACGGCTGTCAACATCCGCGACACCAGCGACCCTACAAAATGCACGAATGGATGACGCGCGTACAGGCCATGAACAATTTGACCAACAAGCAGGGACGAGTGTACACGGCTACTGTCCGTCACGACGACGTCGATCATCGCGTCGTTCTCAAGCATTTCAACAAGCCGGCACTGTTTGATCACGCCCGACGCGAGTACGTGGCCGGACAGCACCTCAACGCTCTCAACGTGCCCATGTTTGTCGAAACGTACGCCTCGTTTCATCGCAATTCAGGACCCTACAACTTGACGCGTTTCGTCGACGGTGAAACCTTCAAATCGGCCATGTCGAAAATGTCGCGTCAAAAATTCATCACGCTCACCATGCAAATGTGCGTCGCGCTTGAAATGGCTCAATCGGCCTTCCGTTTCGGGCACTACGATTTACATTTGGAAAACGTCTTGATTCATTTTTCTAGTAAAAAAACGCAAATTCTTTTCGATCAATATCACGTGTCTTTTTCCAATTGTTTCAATCCCGTCATTATCGATTTTGGCATGTCGTGCGGCAGCGATAGCGTCACCGGTGAAACGTGGGGCATGCGACAGCTCGAAAAGAAAGGCATCTACGAACATTTGCGTCCCGGCTACGACATGTTTGTCTTTTTTCTCTACTGTCACCAAGAGCCGGGTAAATTCGCCTTCTTTGACATTGTCGTCAAGGTGCTGGAGAGTTTTTACAAACACGACGTCGATCAGCCGCGTCAGTATTTGCAAACGTTGCGACGCGGAGCCGACAGTAAAACACCCAAACAGCTCTTTGAATTTCTCGTCCAATTCTCGACGCACGTCATAGTCAAACCTCGACGCGTCTACACGCTAGGCGCCATCCAACCTCCGCCACCAGATGCCGTCATTGACACGTACGTCGACAGCGTCTTTTATCAGCAGTTACCGTCGGCAGAGTTGACACCTCAATCGGACGCCATGGCTTTTCGCTCGAGTAAATCCGTGGAATTCAAAATCAACATGTATTACAAGATTTGCCAAACGTCGCTGACGTCGTCCTACGAAAAATGGATCAAGATATTTGAGCGCGAAGTCAAGAAATACTGGAAAGAAAAAGACGCTCAAGAAGCTCGAAAAAGAATTAAATGGCAATTACCTGTTTCAGAAATTGCCAATGCGTCTTGAACGTGGACTATAAGGACACGGCCGATTTCTACGAAGATGACGACAAACCCAAACAGTGTGCCGGCGTTTGCGTCGTCAGTCGTCGCGGTATTTTAATCAATCAATCGTACAATCTCTACTGGGGTATTCCGAAAGGCATCGTCAACGAAAGCGAATCGTTGCGCGAGTGCGCCGTTCGTGAACTTTTCGAAGAGACCAACCTCAAGTTGGATAAGAGTCAACTGACGCGCAACATGTTCAAATTCAAGTACAAAAACATTAGCCGTCAAGTGTGCGTGTTTTTCGCTCACGTTGACGCCGTTGACGTTTTACCTAGGATAAATACGGGAAACGATGCCGAATCTACCGGCTGCGGTTTCATTCATCCCAAATGTCTCCTCGAATTATTTTATTCTGGAAAAATTAAGATTAATTATTTCACTAGGGTTCTCATTAATAAAATCTTTTTATGACATGAGAAAAAAGCCGACATCCTGGTGGCGAAACATTGGCAAAGGTCGTTTGTTTCTCATTGCCTTTGTCACGCTGTGCGTGTACGCCATTTTCAGACGTGCCCGCGGCGTTCGCGGCACTAGCGACCCCCATTTGCTCGGCAGCGATTGGCGCCAACGTTTTCCTCACGCTTTCAGACCAGTAGACACGTCCATTAGTACTTCAACCGCGCCGGCCGACAGTCGCGGTGAATTGGCTTGCCGACGTCACTTGGAGGAGCGCTTCAATCGACCCTTTCCCAAAAAGCGTCCCACTTTTTTGCGCAATCCCGTCACTAAAGTCGATCTCGAATTGGACTGCTACAACGCTGAGCTGGCTCTCGCCGTAGAATATCAAGGTAAACAGCATTACCACTACGTGCCTCATTTTCACTCGTCGCGTGACGCTTTTCTCAATCAAAAGTATAGGGATCAAATTAAAAGAGATTTGTGTTTGAAAAACAATATTGTTTTGATTGAAGTTCCCTATACAGTCATTGATATTGAATCGTTTTTGGATTTGAAACTGAAAGAGCATGGATACATCTAAACCGTCACACGTCAGACAATTATTTCCAGTAGATTCTTTGCCTCTGACGCCTTCACCTTCGCCGCCGCGTCGAAAAATCGCCGTCGCCGTTCGTCGTCGCTTTCTTACCCCCCATCCCCCGGTTCCTCTGCATCAGCTCATGTCGGAAATGTCTCTCGTCGGATCATCGGAACGTAAACGCAAGCAAACGTCGCCTCGTAAATTCACCGTCGGTCCCAAACGCAAAGCGCCATCGTCGGGAGTGGACCGATCGCCGCCACTTTCAGAACCTGTACAAAAATCTAAGAAAAAATCTCAACGTCCAGATTTGGTTCATCCTCACCATCAGACTAAACTTTTGGTTCCATTTGTGGTCAAAGCCGGTGATCGATTGATTAAGAATCTTTTCCCTTCTCAGACCATCACTATGCAAAAGAACGAGTACGGACTGTACGTGTACGAGGGTTTCGTTTTGGATAAGAAATCCGTGGTTGGTAAATATCTGGGTGATGGTCAAGTTACGCCTTTGACTGACGAAGATTTTGAAAAGGCCAAAGAATTAAAAATTATAATATAAATGTCTCAGTTATATCAGTGTATTAAACAAGCCTCGATAAAATACATGGATGTCGACCCGAGAGAAATGCGAGCCTTCATTTTGAAATGTAACAAAACATTAGACATGCAATGTATCATGATGGAAATTGTGGACCATTTTGTCGACGAAACGGCGACCAAAGTCGGTGCCGTTCGTTGCGATGAAGACGACTACATCAACATGGTTCTCGACTTGGAAACGATTCCTTTTAAATTGATGGTCTTGTTTTACACTTTCCTGTCGTTTCACGCCAACAGTGTGGCCGTCGATCGACAGCGATTGGGACATTGAATAAAATTTCAAAGATGTTAAAATTTTTGAAATTTAACCGACAGCCACTGATGTGCCGCCGGCCACTGGTACTTCTACTGGTGCCGTGTTACACTTTTCCATGTGGCTAATAATGATGCTCTCGTCTAGACTTGTCGTCATTCCCACATTGCTAAAGTGTACGTTCTTATCGTTTTTCAGCATATTTTTCAGTTCTTTGCAAACGTTAATGTTCAAACAGTCGTTTTCGTAAATAGTCTTACACAACGAATATTTGGAGGCGAGTTTGGATTTGCGGCTGTTGACGTAGTTTGATTTGCCGCGGACAATTATATATTGATCGTCTTCGATTTTGACGAGTGAAATTTTTTCGTAACACGTTCGTTTCATGATCTTTTTGGAGATTTCCAATGGCTGGTGCTGAAATATGCAGCCGCCACTGTCGGCGATCGTGTCGAAATAGTTTTTCACGACGAGACAAAAATCGCGACACACGCGTTCGACGATCGTCTCGTTGATGCCACTCACAATAACTTTTCCCGATTGAAAAACGAGAAAAGTGATGTAATAGTCTTTGCGTTCATCTAGACCCAATTTTTTACTGCTGACGCAATCTTTGTAAGGCACGTGCTCTACAAAGCTGACTTCGTCAAAGAAGCTGACGTTACGGTGCATGACCTCGGTCGTTCCGACGTTGTACTTGCACGTGAACGTGCCGGATGTTTGTGAATTGAAGCACGTGTAGTTATTATAGTGAGGAGCTATCGTTTGGAAAAAAGTCATTAGACTGTCGGGTTCAATAGGACGATTAAGGTCAAGGACAAAATTACTCATAACTTCGTAAATATAAATTTCGCAAGTATCATTTTCGTACATTTTGGGATACAATAGTTTAAGTAAAGAGATAACATACTGAATGGCTTCGTAAGCGCACTGAAGGGTAATATTGCCTGTGAATTGAAAGGAACCGTTTTTACAAATTTTCATGGAAATTTGCTTGTTGAAACTGAGAAGGTAGAGGTCGCAAGTGAAGGCGTTTTTGAAACCCGTCCGCAATTGGATGATGCTGTTAACCTTTTTGTCGTTGAAGATGTATTTGGAAAACAATTCCATACATTCTACAATGTTCAATTTTATTTCTTTACCGCTGGCAAATCTAGTCTTTCCCACCATTGTTCTTGTGGTGCAAAAGAAGGAACCGTTGTCGTAAGATGAAGGCATCATGGTGGTATTGGTTACGGCGGAACACATATTAACTTAGACATAAAGAAAGAATGTGTAAGATATCAACTTGCTTTTAATCAGAGGATATTTTTTTTAAAATCGGTATAACTCTTGAGAACGATTTCGTACTCGGCTTGGGTGACGATGCCGTCGGTGAGCACGTTGTCGACGACGTGATCGAGATGCGACAGTGTCGCTTGCGATCTGGCGACTATACTGGCGTATCGCGTCTGTTTATTTTTGTTGCGTTCTTCGGCGAGATCGCAGCAACTCGTCACCGCTAGTCCGCCAATAGCCAAGGGTACGGTGACGCCTACTGAAATGGGGAAGATGACGGCCGTAGCCACTAGGGGAATGGCGCACACGTTGACGAGCGAACGTATCGATTCGTTAAAGTTAGCCCAGCCTTTTTGTCTGCCCAATTTCTTTTCGTATTTGGCGAAGGTGTCGCGTACATCTTTTCGAGTTTCTTCCACCTTTACTATGCGTTTTCTGTTCAATTCCGACAGGTCGTTGACGTATTCGAATGGAAAATTGTGACGAGGCGGCGCCGTGGCGATATCGACCGCGACTTCCTTCATTTATTATATGATATACACGCATACAGATACACACAAATTACTGAATTTTTTATTTTGGCTTAATGGAGCAAACACCGTCTTGACAGAAAAAATCGGGTTGTAAGGCCGGATGTTTGTACAAGGGTTTTCGTTTTTTGTTCTTTTTCGCCTGTTGTGCGGCTAAAGGTTTTTCCACTGTGGTGGTCACAACTTCATCTTCATTGTCGTGGGTAAATTGTCGAATTTCCTCGTCAATGGCGTCGGCTTCGCGTTTCAAGGCGTCAGGTAGACCCGTGACGTCGCGTGTGTCCGGTAGACTACTCGACAACTCAGGTAGGTCGCGTTGTTCATCGTCGGCCACGGCATCGGCCAATTGTGAAACAATGTCCTCTGGTTCATTGACCTCTTCTACTACTGCCGGCAGTGGTTCTGGAAGCGGTGCTGTTACTGCCGGTGGATCGTCAAAAATTTCTGTAATTTTCGACGTCCGCGGCAGTGGCGACGTCCCGGCCAACGCTTCGGCTTGTCTGGACCACAAAGCCGCTAGTAATACTTCTGGAGGCACCATGGGCGGCGGCGGCGATGCTGGGCGAGGTGGAGTTGGTCGTGCAGCAGCTGCAGGCATGGGTTTTGGTGGTGTTGCCGGCATGGATACAAGCTTTGCCTGCGTTGGTGGTGGCGCTGGTTCATCATCATCATTTTCTTCTTCTATTTCGTCTAGCTGACGCATTTGCTGAGATAATTCGTAATCACTCGTATCGATAGTTTCCTTTAAAAAATCGTTCTTCTTTTTCAAAAGATTAGGTCCTATGAACGAAATGAGAGGCGTGATGGCTGTCGTGGCCAGATTCATGAGTTACGACGTTTCTTCAGCTGGCGAAGGTTCCAATTCGATGCCCTCCATCAGCGATTTGACGAGTCGTTTTTGTTTCTCTAATTCTCGGCGGCACTGATCGTGTTTGCGCTTGAAATAGAAGAGAGCCAACGATAACGCGATGCACGCCAGGACCAGAATTTTGTTCATTTTTTATTATTAGAGAGTTAAGAGTTTGTCGTTTTACAATACAAAAAGATACGACGATGATGCACGTAGATCAGCAGCAACAACGTGTCCTTTTCGAAGCCGTGTCTCGAGCCAAGGGACTCTTTTACAAGAATCTCTTTGATTTACATTTACAAATTAGTCCTTTGTGCGACAAAAATCCTCGCATCCGGCAAACGTGTTTCAAAATTCGCAACAACGGTCTGCAAATCTATACCAATGTCCAACACCACATTCACGCCAATGCCAAAGTGACCAAAGAGGCTTTCGATACGTACACGTTGACCGGCGACGTGGAAGAGCTCAACATTGGCATCAGTCTAGAGTACCTGAAAACGACGTTCAAAAACGCCAAAAAGACGGACGACGTTGTTTTCACCGTTCTCAGCGACGACACGGACGACACTCTTCCCGGAAATATTTGCATTCAAATCATTAAGACTCAAAAGACGTCGAAAAATAGTCAAACCAACGACTATCCCAAAGTGAAATCCAACGCTAAAATCAAAGTGACTCTCGTTCAGAATCAGCTACTCGAATTCGGTGAACGCATCACCGATCCCGTCAACGTTTCCAACGAAGAATACCTCAGCATTTGTCGCAACATTCAAATGCAACCCGGATGGATCGACATTTCACGCAGCGAACAGAGTCTCAAATTTGCTTTCCAAGTCAACGAAATCATCGAATGTTCCACCATTATCGGTGAAGCCAGTGAACCGCTATCGCCGCCTCAACGTTTCAATGCCAACAACATCAAAAGTACCAACAAAATCGCCACTTTTGGACCTCAACTGAAAATCTACTTGAATAAACATCAGCCGATGGTGATTGAGAGTAACAATGAACACATCAATATCGGAATCTGGGTCAAATCCAATGACCAAATTTCTGAAGAAAATAAATAATATAAAATGATGAATAGAAAGGTGTTTGTAGGTGGAATCATCATCAGTCTATTGGCGATAGTCTACTTGCTGTCGTATCCGAAACCCGTCACCCCCACCGTTCAACAACAGCGACCAGTCGTCGTCTACGAAGCCATGAAACGACCGGCTCCCGTCAGACGTCCTCTGCGCTCCTTTCGTCTTCCTGCTCCTGCTTCTCCTAAGCCGGTAACCGTTTCACCACCAGTACCAGTACCAATGCCAGCTCACGTCATGTTGACGCAAACGAGCGAATCTGCTCGTCCAGATGAAGAGTCGCGTCCTTTTCCCGATGAAGCGCCGCCATCATTCGTCGAACCGCCTCCGCCACCGCCGCCGCGTTTAGCTCCATCGTCGCTCACGCAGGCGTACACGCCCACAGTGTTACCTCGAAGAGCCAGAGCGTTACCGATGAGTCGTAAAAGTTTCCGGTCCATGCCACCGCAATCTTTTACGCCACCACCACCACCACCACCTGAAGCGGATCGGCGACCCGTGACGCTCATTAAAGATCTTTGAATAGTGTCATTTTAAAAGTTTTGGTTAATTTTTAAAATGATAGAGTTTTCTGTGGCGTTTCATGGCTCGTTCATTTTTGACGCTTTTACCGCACGTTGAACATTGACACGGGTCTTGTTCGATGCGAGTCACGCAGCACTGAAATTCTCGTTCGTTTAACCACAACGGTCGATAGCCGCACGACTGAAACACATAGTTGACCAACGACTGATGACTGGACGTTTCAAACCATAACGTTTCGTAACCTTTAGCGAAATTACCCGTCGATGTGACGACGACCACGCACACGGCGGTCGTGTCATTCCTCCACGTAGCCGACCAATTGGCGTCGAATTTCAAACAAATTCCTCGACGTTGACATGCGGCAAAAAGAGTCATTGTCACAACACATATATTACACGACCGGACGGCCAGCGAAGAAGCTATGCTCTCTGTCTTTATATAATATTCGTTCCTCATTTCTCTAAATTAATAAATTATGAATAATCAGTTATGGTTGATTATGTTTTTCGTGGTGATCTTGGGAGTACTCGGAGTTTTTGCCTTTACAGAGAAAAGACGGTCACCTGCACCGTTACCACCGGCTGAACCCACGTACGGTCTGTACGGTGGCGCGCCTCTCATGTTTAACGGTGCCATTCTACCGGCGACGATCGATTTACCTAATCCACCCCAACCCCCCATCGCGGCCTACACGCCTTACGGTGCCTATTCGGAACAGTCGCTAGGCTTTCCCATCGGCAACTATTGGCCCAGACCGGACATGATGACGTTTCCCGAGTTTACAATCCCCACCTACATCAATGCTCCCGATAGTACGATGAAACCTCCAGTACCGGGACCCGGACCCGCGCCCGGACCCGTGCCCGTACCCGTGCCTGGACCCGTCGACGCCAAACTTGCCGCTAATTTAACGAAATATTTCAAACAATTGTGGCCAAATATGACGACGTTGACTGACCCGGTCAAATTGGAACAAATCTACGACAATTTAGACGCCTACTATCTCGATTGGATTCCAGGCAAAGAAAAAGCCTCAGCGTCCAACTACAAAACCGATCGTATGCCTTTGTTGACGGCCATCGATTCCGACGCCAAACTCGACTACTCGCGACTATTTGACGGCAACGTGTGCGATTGTTTGCGTATCGCTCACAAAGAATGCATCTACAGTCCTAATCGATTGCAAGCCAAAGAACTTTTGGACTGTCCCACGTGGCCCTACATGGTCGTCAATTTGACCAACGCGTGGCTCATGAAACGCGCCTATGATACCAACAATCCCGATAGCAATTATCGCAAAGATACCATCGTTCGAAACGGCATGTCGGGCATGAAAGGATTTCCCAACGATTCTTTTTACGAAGGTTTCGTCTATCCGGGCGAATACGCCGTCCCCGATTTGTGCAGCAGTAAACCCGATCCGTTTTTCGACGAAATGCAACCCGGTCTGACGTCCGGTGGTCAGCCACTCAACATGTCGCGTCGCAATCCACCGTGGTGGTATCCTCAAGATTGCTCTTCGACGGCTTGCGAATTCCCCGACGAAAAATGTTTGACCGTCGTCAGCGACGGCTCGTATGGTGGATCTCAATCCAAGGGCACCTTTAAACGTTGCTATCGCGACGGAACGTACACGATCGGCAATAAAGCTCCCGCTTCGGCGTCACGTAGCGGCTTTGTGCGCGAATACTTGACGACCGACCTGAAAGACGACTGTCCCGGCGGTTTCCCGCCCAACATTTGCGCCGACGTTTCTCCGCGCGATTATCGCGGCTACTGGACGTACCCTTTAGTCGGTTGCGGATTGTGGTGGACCGTCGGCAAATCGGTGGCCGTCAACACTAAACTCGGTCTGCTCTTGGCTCCCAAATCGGAACAGGGATTGGGTCTGGATTTCGATAAACTCATGGAATTGCGCACGCAAACCAACGCTTTCGAACAGAATTTGTTCCAACAAGTCAATCGAGTCATGCAAATCATTCGCGACGGTAGCGTACCCGCTAACGGCACCATGTGGCCGGCTATGACGTTGGACGTATTGAAACAGCACGGTTACAAGGGCGCTCAGATTGCCGATAGAACGCAAGCCTTCAGCGCCGCCAAAGATCTCGTAGCCTACTGGTACAAAGAAGGCTATACGGGTCTCGATTCCACTCCTCACGGTTTCAATTACAATTACTCGAAATATTTCCCGTTGGGTTGTCATTTTTCGTACGCGTCTCGTTTCGATCATTTGCTCACCTCGTACATGACGGTAGCCAAATTGGATTCCATTCAGTTTTTAGTGGAACCGCAAAACGTCAAAGTCGGTCTGCGTCCGGCCTACATGTTTGAAATTTTCAGCAAGAAACCTCGAACGGCTGATGCTATGGTCGGTTCGGCATTCCAAGATTTCAGTATCACGTCGTGTCGCGCGTGCTACAGTCTCGATCCGGGACCTCAAATCGAACAGTACATCAAGTACGGCTACTTGCCGGCATCGGCCGTCACCACCAAGAAACTCATCGATCCCGCCGTCTTTTTGGCTCGTGCCAGTGCCAAGAGTTTCACTCCGGCCGTGCTTTAAGTTTGCATCAGAAAGCCTCATCGCCTACAACATAAAGATAATGAGTACGCGTGTCGTTTTGAAACGCGTCGAAGACGAACAACGTCTACGCGATCGTTTTACGGTCGTTCTCGAAGACAAGACGACTCGCGTGTGTTTTGTCGACGGTGTTTGGCCGACGTTCAGTGTCCCTTTCTCGGCCGTACCGACGAGCGGCAACAATCGCTTGTATCGACCTTGTCTCTCGTTTCCCCGATTCACGGGCACGTTGCGTCCCGAACAGGTCAATATTCATCAAAATGCTCGCATCAAATTGGCCGAAACGCACGTTGTCATGATTAGCTGTTTTCCCGGTTTCGGGAAAACCATAACCACCCTGTCGTTGGTGTGCTCTCTTCGCTTGCCGGCCATCATCGTCTGTCATCGCGTCTGTTTGGTTCAACAATGGCGCGAATCGATCGCCACGTTTTGCAGCGGCGATGCTCTCGTCGTCGACTTGCCAGGCTACACGGGCACCGACTATCATTTTGGCATCATCAACATTGCCAACGTTCACAAATTAAACGACATCCCGGTCGATCACGTGCTCGTCACCGATGAAACCCACTTGTTGCTCAGCGAAAAACGCAGTTTGAATTTGTTGAAATTCTGTCCCAAACGATTCATCGGCTTGACGGCGACACCCTATCGTCCCGATGAACTGCACGTCTTGTTTAAATTTTTTTACGGTGAAAATTTCATCGTGAAAAAATTGTTCAAAAAACACGATATCTACACGGTGTACACGGGCATAGTGATGCTCGAGCGGCGCATTTACGGCAAACTCGACTGGAACTACATGTTGGAACAGCAAGCCACCAACGTGCAGCGTCATCGTTTACTGGTCGACATTATTCAAACGTTCCCCGCTGACCGCACGTGGCTCGTGCTCGTCAAACGCGTGGCTCACGGTGAAGCGTTGCGCGATTTACTTTTGACCGTGCGACCGTCGCGCGTCGTCAGCCTCCTCACGGGCAACGTGCACACGTACGACAAACAGTGCGACATTTTGATCGGCACCGTTGGCAAAATCGGGACGGGTTTCGATTTTCCCAAATTGGATTCCCTACTCGTCGCTGCCGACATGGTTCAATACTATATCCAATTTCTGGGCAGAGTCATGCGAACGAAAAACGTGCCCGTCGTCGTCGACGTGGTCGACCAGCACGCCATCATGAATTTGCACTACTTGTCTCGCAAAAAAGAATATCTCGAACACGGAGGGCGCATCATCAATGCCAACGAACGCGTTCGAGATTTAACCACCACCACTACTAACCCGTAGCGGCGGCGGCTTCGACGTCTCGCGAAACGATCGTCACGTGCAACGATTTACATTTCATGGGAAAGACGAAATGCTTCCTGAATTCGTCGACAAATTCGCTAAAAATAGTCAATCGAAGATCAAAGACGGTCGTCTGTTTGGTTCTATAGATGAAAGAATTGAGCGATTCCGTGTGATGCCTCAGTCGGCACATGTTGTGACTTTCGTTGACAAACACCCCGGGACCGATCAGTTTAGTTTTCTTGCAAAAATCGTATTTACATCGGGTAATATTGGTAAAATGATGCGCGAATTTACACAGATTATTGTAGACGCACGGTTTCTTTAGCAAATAGAGTCGACAGAGTTTCACGTTGACGACGCGTGACGGCACCGTCGGATGCCTCGTGTTCCATCGCTGAGGTATCGTGTACACTTGGACGTGATTGTTGAACATTTTATCGATATCGTCCGTCGACTCGAACAAATTATAGTGGATAGGTTTCGGAAATATATATCGTCTTTTTTTGGTTGTCATCTCGTCTGGATCGTCATCGTCGTCATCGCCACCGCTGCTGCTGCGATATTCGACAATGGCCGCGTCTCCATCGTAATCGAAATAGTCATCCAACTCTTCTTCGCTGCTGACGAGCAAGTCGTCTTCGGGTACCGCCGCGATTTCATCCGACATTTTTCTATTGTTCTTGACCAATTCTTTATCATCTTGAATTACACAACATTTTTTGAAAAATTAATTTGTCTTGTACAATTCTTTGACGCGTTGCAGCGTCTGTTCTTCTTTGCCCAGTCGACGATTGACGTGGTTGTGAAACGTGAACCAAAAGTAAAACAAATTGGCTTTGTTCAGACACGCCCATGTCAACGCTTCTCCTCCCATTTCACTCGTGTAGGTGTAGGCCAAATGTTGGGCTGCCGTCGTCGGCAACCAGATGTGAAACGTTTCGAGAAATTGACGCATGCGCGTCTGATCTGCAAACGTGGGTTGATCTCGATACGTCAACGCCGTCATGTGTAAAAAGAACCAGAATGGCGGTCCCCATCCCGCCACGCGCGTCGAATACATGTTTCTGGCTTGCATTAAACCGACGAGCGGTTTGTGAAGGCGTTGATTGACGGCGTTGTGAAAATGGACGTAAAACTCGAAAAGCGATTGACGCGACATGGTCGCTTGCAATAAATTGGATTTCGACACGTAGTCTCGAGCGTGTTGCTGACAATAGGGACAGGGTAACAAATTGGGCAACAAGATGAGAAAGTCAATGGCCGCTTTTACGTGAGGCGACGATGGTGTCGCCGGATAGGCCAGACTGCTCGTGTGTAAAAAGAACCAAAAAGAAGGTCCCCAATCGGTCGTCGATCTAAACGATGATCTGTTTGCGTTCATTTATTGGAGGTTATTAAACGTAGTCGTACATGACGTTCATTTGCGGCGCAAAACTGGCTCTACGATGGCGACGACTCGACCGACGCATGGTACGTCTCATGGTCGTGGCCGAAGCGCGACGTTTAGACTTTCGGCGTTTAGTTCGACGAGACTTTCTACGCGATTTCTTTGTCACTCTGGCCATGAAACACTTTCGTTTTCCATTGGCCCTAAAGCAAACTTTTCTCTTTCTAGTACGAGCTACCATTTTATTTAAATAAAATTAATAACGGCGGCGACGTTTGCTGGTCTTGCGACGTTTACTAGATTTGCGCGACTTTCTTTTTGAACGTCGCTTGGAGCGACGTTTGGACTTGCGAGATTTGCGACGAGCCTTGGCTGCCGCCGGTCCCAACAGGAAATCCGGTGGCGGTGGCAGCTCAGCCTCTATTGACGGTGTCAGAAATACTGACGGTGCGTCTTCCGCGAGATCTAGGGAGGGATCGTAATTTCTCGGTCCAAAATAGGTCGTCTTGGGGTACGGACGACGACGAGTGTACCTTCGTCTCGTCCTTCTTTTGGTAGTGACACGTTTATTGGACCCTCTTTTAAACCAATAACATCTCTTATAGTATCCTTTTCCTTTTCTAGATTTGACCATTATTATTTATTAATATCAATTGATTTTAAAATTGCTCACAAATTTTAATGTAGTTTGTGTGTACACACGATGAATGATTTAGAAAAGTTTGATTTCAATCTGGACGCTCGCGATGAGGACATGTGGTCGTTGCTGGCATTTGTCCAAGTGTACGACATCAAGAGTCTTCCGGTCGAAGTGTCGCAACAGTTGACGCGGTTCTATTGCGACAAAATTCGTCAGGTTTCGAAACAAACAGGTCGTGACGTCATGGACGACCATTTTCTCAATACGGTTCACTATTGCATTTGTCGTGGCTACGAATTTTTTCGTAACCTAACACCCTTCAAATTGCGCGTGTGTTTGGCGACGCGATCGCAAGTGAATGCCTACTGGCTCGAACGCATTGCTTCGTTGATGCAATTTCTATAAGTTCCAATATTTTTCATGGAATATTGGAACTATTTCTTAATATAAATCTTTGATTCGAATAAAGAAAAATGATGCAAACACTTCAATCGAATGCTTTCGAGACTCTTGTCGTAGAGTTCAAAAAATATCTGGCTTTACAGGTGCCGTCCGAGTTGGCCGTCGTCTTTCTGACGGGTAGCGACTGCAAGTATTGCGTGGAAATGCGAGAGGTCATTGATCGTGTCATGCCTCGCTATATAGGCAAAGTGCAATTTTTCACCGTCAATTTGAGCGAGAACAAGTCGGTCGTCTCGAAAGCCGAAGGTAGCGTCTATCAGGATGGCAGCGACGCTTCCATTCAACACGTACCCATCGTTATTTTCTATCGCAAACAAATGCCCATCGCTCGTTTCAAGGGTCAGTACAACGAACACGATTTCGCTCAGTTCATCGCGTCCGCGATCGAAGGTTCGGTCGCGGTTCCAGCTTACGCTCCGCCTCCGTCGTACGCGCCACCACCCGCCGCCGCCGCTGGGTATCCAGTAGAGCAGCCGGTTGCCGCCTCCGCTTATCAGCAGCAGCCGTACGCCTATCAACAGGCAACGCCGCAACAGTATCAGCAGCAGCAGCAGCATTATCAACCGACTGCGGCGACGGCACCGGCTAAACTTCAGCAATCGTACTACAACACTCCGTACCGTCAACCTCCTCTGCAGCAGCACCAACAAGATCTCTACAACAGACCGGGAGCAGCTGCCGCCGCCGCCGACAACGCGCCCAGCATCGAAAACTGTAGCGGACGTAAATTTTGCTATTCTACCTACGCAAATGCTTATAACAGTTGTTAAATAATTGTTTGATGTAGATAAAAATGGAGAAGCACATTGAATGGCTATCTCGCAAAAGCGATGTGTTGAAAATGTTTTTCATGATGATTCCCGTCGGCGACGCTTTCCATTTACCCGATTGCAGTTGGGCGTCAGAGACGCGAGGACCCGACACGTGCGTCTGTCAGCACATTATGTGGCGCGTTTACGGCGTTTTGACTAGCAGCAGCAGCAACGGCGGCGACGGCCCTCAGTCGCTCGTATAGCGCTTCCGTCACGTAATCTGGACAATCGACGTGCACGTGATCGACGTAGAAAACGACAGCGACAACGTCAAAGGTCACATGTCGTCACGCGAATTCTCTCAACCATTTCAATGTCGACTCCAAATAACGACTCGTGTACGCTTCTGTAAATGTTGCCGTTTCCTTGTACCATTCTTGATATGTTTTTATCCAATACATGAGTACCCCCTGTAAGTCTTTTGATTCCAATGTCGCGTGACACGCTTCGATGGGGACGATAGAGTCGTCGAGGTGAAACAAGTGCGTAAACAATTGGTTTTCGCGCAACGTCCGGACGCTTTTCCAGCGACCCACATCTCGCCATTGTCGTTCATTATCGCTACAGCTGCTGCTACCGCTGCTGCTACAATCGGAATTGTAACCCGAAGCTCCTCCTTCCGTTGTGGGCGGAGTTTCATCTTCGTCGCGTGGGTAGTCGGCGCATTGAGTCACTCGCGCTAGCAAATCAAAAAGACTGCGTTTGAATTGTCGATGGCGTCGAGCGTGTCGCAACCCGACTTCAAATTCCACGCCCCAATGCTGAAAATTCTTTTGCAGAATGTAAATGTCGTGGATGGGACAAAAGACCATAGGATTCATGTAGTGATGCGTTTGAGTCATGGGCGCGCGTAAACCTGTCACGCCCCGACAGTAGCTGAACCCGAAATCGATCATGATGGGACGATAGTCATCGTACGGCAATATGGTACGCGTGCCGTCGTTGAACGTGTACACGTGTTTACTTTGCGACGCTTTCACCATAAGAATGTTGTCGAAATGCAAGTCGTAATGGGTGAAATCGCAGATTTCTCTGGCCACTTTGAGCATGCAATAGAGATGCAAATAAATGAGCTCTTTTTCGCTCGTGTTCAGCTCGTCCATAGCGTCGTACAGAGTGAATTCGTGTTCGATAAACTCCATGACAATACACTGCGATTTCGCCGTTTCCTTATAGTCCAGCAGTCGAGGGAAAAAAGATTTCATTCTCTGGTCGCTGTTCAAGACGAGCATAACGTCGCGTTCGTGTTGCAAATTCACGTCCGGTAAGCTATTGGTCTTGTAAATGGCTTTCTTTTTTTTATATTTTCCCTCGTAGACGGTGCCGTAGTTTCCTTGTTTGGATAGTTTTTTCATCGTATATGTGTGTTTATGTGTCTCGGTTGATTCTTTTTAGGAGCCAAATAAATTTGATTCACCACGATTACCTGTAAATTTTACAGATATATTGAACGTCGAGCTAAAAGAACGTATTACCACAATAAAAATGGCTGAAAAGATGGTTTCTCAAGAAAAGATGGTTCGTCAAGGAAAGTTGCACGTGCGTCAAAAGAAGCAGACGCGCAACGAGAGCATCAAGTCGTGCAAAGAGACACTGGAACGGCTCATCAACACCT